GTACGTTAAGAAGTTTATTCACCATACGGACCCTGGCTACCTGGATGCGTTCTATAGCGGCTGGGGTGCGGGTCAGTCGGTCACGCACCGTCAAACTCCTGATTCAGAAGGCCAGACTGAGAAGCCCCAAAAACAGCTAGAACCGCAGCCGGAGCCAGACCCCTCTTAACCATGTCCCGAACGCCCTCGATGCCGTCCGTGGCCCAAGTTTTCAGCACGGCTACGAGTTTCTCGTTAGGCATAGCAAGCCCTGCGGCCTTTAGTTCGTCGTATTTGTCAGCGACCTGACCCATAATCTGGCGGGTTTCTGGACTGTCTGCGCGTTTTAACAGGCCGGGTGATCCTACATCGTCAATCCTGTCGAGTACGTCCTGAGTCGCCGAAAACAGTGGCATCTGTCTTGGGTCGCCTTCTGTATTGGCCCACGTTAATTCATTGTAACTAGAGTCAACCTTGCCGTAGGTTGCCGTACCATCCATGAAGTCTGCATCAACGAAATCCTTTATTTGTTTCTGCGCGGCCTTTGATGTGTCGCCTGGTATCCAAGCGCGTATCCCATTGGGAGAGTCGACCACAACAATATCTGGGTTGATCGATTTGGCGGTTTCTACTGCATTACGCAGTGTTGCATCGTCAACCTCGCCTGCGATGTTAACGCCGTTAAACTTAGCATTCTTTGTAGTAGTCGATCTCGGCGTAAATACGTTACCAGCATTTGCGTCTTGAGCTATTGCTAAACTGCGTACTGTCTCGGTGACTTCAGTCCTGTCCAGACCTGAGGGGTCAATGCCTTTGCTGTCAGTTCTTGATACCAGTGACCTGGAGGTCTGCGCTGGATTGTACTGGCCCTCAAAATAGCCACGGGTTGGCACTACAGGGCGTTGCAGTTCGCCGCCAAAAGCCGTAACAAGCGGGTCGCGACCATCCTGATCGAACAAGTCCAACAAGCCCTGCTGCCCTTCTGGTGAAACTGTCTGGCCCGTTGTCAGGCCGGGGGTCGCTTCGTAAGTGTGCGAGTACTCTAGTCGGTCCATCGCCCCGCCGATCTGGTCGTTGCTTCGGTTTATCACCAGAGGACGGCCTTCGCTCTCGGCGCGAATAACCGCCCAGTGCATCTCTTGCGCTTGCTCTGGGTTTAGCGGTGGTTTTCCTGCCTCGGCACGACGGGCGTTGACAATGGCAAGTGCGTCCTCACGGAACTTGTCCATGTAAGCGACATTAGACGGGTCAGTCGGTACTTGACTGGCAGGCCAACCAGCGGAACGGAATTCCCACCGATCATTCGGCGGCATCAATGCCGACTCAGGCAGGTCTGCAGCTCTTGCCTGCTCTGGGGTTAGCAGGTTGCCATAGCGATCACGCTTGTACCCGGTCCAGATGTCCTCTCCCTCAGATACCAGGTTAAAATCGTCCCTTGCTTTATTCGGGTAAATGGTTGTGTTGACCTCTTGACCCATTGCCTGTTGGTCGCGACCACGTACCGTGTAGTTAAGGTTCTCGGCAGGACCCACCTGACTGCTGGTTAAATCGATCTGATGCGCCAGAGTACGCTGGTCGGTTGGGTCAGGCACGGCTTGACGTATGCTCTGCCGCCCTTCCTCATAAAAGTACCCTGGCGGGAACGCATCCTCTGCACGATCAATGCGGTCAGCATACTGCTGAACTAGCTGCTCGCGATGTTCTGGTGTCATTCCCTTTGGCGATCCTAACGGCCTGCCATCGCGTTCAAGTCTACCCGCGTTTATCTTAGCTCGCTGCTCCTCAAGCACCTCGTACATGATCTGGCGTTTATTTGGGTCGGTATTGGGCGTGTTTGAGGCCCAGTCGTTAAACGCCTTTTTGGTCGGGAACCTGGTCGAGTAGCCATCAGGAACCCGTCGCGCTATTCTCGCCCCCAACAACGGCATTGCATAACTGAGAGCAGTTTGACCTGCTCCAAGTAAACCTTTAGCACCCAATTTTAACATCGAGCCGATAGACAATGGTGACATTTCACCCGTCAATCCTGCTGGGTTATCAATGTTCAACTGCTGGCGAGCTATATCCCCTGCTGGCAAGCCTGGCACATTTATAGGCGATTCGCCCAATAACGGGCCATATCCAGCACTTTCACGTTGTACCCGTCCGGCTGAAGTCGCCCCTGCCAGATCGGCAAGCATTAAGGGGTCTTGCAATGCTGTACCTATTACCGCACTGGTTGGGTTCTCACCCACCTCACTCGCTTTCCTGGTTAACAATCCTTTGAACTGGTCATAGGGCTGCATTAACCGGGGATCGACAGGTACGGGAAACTCTGCTGGAGAAAGTAATGCCATTACACGATCCCAACGTTAGAATATTCGATTGGCTCCAATGGTTTGATTTCCTTGCTGACACTCAACGCGCCACACATAAAAGCATCAGCAGGATGCGATGCCCAGTCGTGTACGGGTGTTGATGTTGTTTCGTTTAAGGTTTTATTAAAATTCCAGCGATAGTTTTTCAGCCCGTCCAACCCAGCCTCACACTTGTCCTTATCGAACCTGGCAGCAGCAATGCGATTACTGCCTGCCGCTATCTGTAACTTTTTTGGTGTCTGCGGTATGACCTCGACCGCGAAACCATTAGCTCGGAACTGGCCTGCCACGGTTTGGTCTGCGTTCATGCGTGAATGTTCAGCATCGTGTGGTAACAAACAGGTATCGTAGTCGTAACCCCTGGCCCTTAACATCGCCAGATAATGCGAGGTTTTTTCACGATTGCATTCGTAATAATCGATGTAGTTAAACTGGTTACCGTCAACCTGGAAAAACCAGCAACTGGTCGCATCGCCCTCACCCAGGTCCCAGGATGTATACACCAGCTTTTTCGGGTCGTAGTGAACTGTTTCTATTTGTTTGCGGTTCTCTGCCTGTCGCAATTCCTTACCGAAGATCGAACCTACTAACGCCGCATCAAAGGAACACAAGTATTCTTGCTGGTACAGGTTCTCACCAAGTGATGCACCATACTCAGCAATGTACGCCGCCCGTTCTTCCTTTAAGCGATCCTCTGTAAATACACTGGTGTCATGTGCGGTAAGCATTTGCACGAACGCATTGGGCGCATCCTTTAACGCCCTGTACATCCGCGCAGCATGATTATTACCACGCGGTGTGGTGATGAATAATGCCGTGCCACCATTCTCTGCAAGAATCGGCCTGATGTATGCCCATGCTTGCGGTTTAGCCAACGCCCATTCCGAGAACGTCACATGCTTAACGTTACTACCGACCAGGCTATCGTAGTTATCACTGCCAACAACCTGGAAGGTCGAGCCTGACTTGAACTCGATCATCATGTCATTGTTACGAGTCGCGGCCCTGATCTCTTTCGGAAACGCCCTGTCGATACGCCGCTGCCCACTGCTATCGAGCGCGTTCCAGATACTCTTCCTGGCTTGCCCGTATTCAGGCAGACAATGCCAGTAGGCTCCCGGTGTTCCCTGCATCGCGGCACAGGCCACATAATGCAGCCCGACATCATCCTTACCTGCCCTGCGGTGCCAGCAGGCAAACGCGATGGTGTTATCCTTGCGCCGCTGGAGATATTCCCACAACGGAAGCTGGTAGTCCCTGGGTGTCCAGTTATTCGGTAGTCTTATTTCCAAACTGCTCAATTATCACTTTGAGGCCACCACCATCGTCACCTGAATGCTCAATTGCCTTGAGGTCAGGTAAACATTTAGACAGTCTCTTGAAGTTAATGTCTGCTTTCAATCGCAGTGCGCTGGTGTTCTCTGACGATAATGAGCGCCAGTTCTCCGTAATCTCTTTATCAATCTCATCTAGCTGGCGCAGGTATTCCTTCGCCTGCAACTCTTCCCTTAATGCTTCTCGGCGAACTCGTTTATTGTGGTTATATCCCATGAGAGTATTCTGGATTCCCTTTATTTATCATATACTTATGATATATAGGGGTCTGCCTGTCATTTTAGTGTAAATCGTCGTTTACAGATCAATGTGTCTGCGTAGGAATCTGCCTTGTTGTTGAACGGTTTCCCATAGTCCGGGTGACTGATATGGTTCAGGGCGCACGATCCATGCTCACCTTCTAACCCTACCTCAAACATGCTCACGGTCTTGCTGCCTTCAATGTTGTCACCCAGTGAATGTCCTATGCCCATTTCCAGATACGGCGTGCAGCTAATCAAGAAGAATAGCGAGCAGAGCATCATCCTCATCTTGTATGTTTTCTTCCTGGATACGCGCACTGATTAACTCTGATATTTCTTTATCGCGTCGAATACGATCATTCGCTGCCCGATAAATGCTGTTGATTTCATCCTGGGTGTTCTGTAACGAATTCTGTAACGGCAGAGAACGGGTTGGCTGGCCTGCCGCTGTCTTGATGCTGACACGCGGTATAACCTTAATCGTTTCTGTCTGCGCCTGTGCTGCTTCAAGCGCCAGGTCCCTAATGTCCTGGAAGACCCTTTCTGCGTGCTGCGGTGAGGTGACCTCAACAAACTCACCATCGACCTCTATAATGTAACGAGGTTTCTTGCCCTTACGGGTAACAAACGATGGACTTGGGCGACCGTCCTGCTCTGCCAGCCCTACTGAACCCGCTTGTGCCTCTGCCCCTGCACCGTCCAGCGTAATAAATACGCTAACGCCTTCTAGCTCTTCGCCCTGTGCGTTGGCCTGCGCACCAATAAGCTCGACCTGGGACTCACCAACTCCCTTGAGATCGAAAGTCCTTGCCTGCTGGTTTACACCCAGGGGCGTTAAATTGCGCGTCCCTGCAACGTCTGCCGTCAGGTTGCCTGATTCACCCTGCGCACTGCCACCTGTCAGCGTGACAGATGCATCGAGAACTCTGCTACCTGGTGCCTGTTGCGCGACACCAAGACCACGCAGTTTGGGCGCATCGGGGCTAGGTTTATAAAGCAGTAGGAGGCTCACGCCTCGAAGCCTCCCTGTTAATTAAAAGAATTTAGCCTTGTGCCTGGAAGCCAACCACAGAAATGTAAACTGTCGATAAAGCGCCTGAAACATCAAACGCCAAAGCAGTATTTGCTGCTCCCTTCAATGGGACCGGGAAGCTGATTACTGACCCGCCCGTTTGGGGTGCAGGTGCTGTAAAAATTACCGATCCACCCGTTCCATCCCTGAAATCGACATAACCATCCGTTGAGGAAGAGTTATAAATAGATATCGTTGTAATGTAATTGTGGATTCCAGACCCGCCAGCAGCGAAATTAGAAAATGCTGTAGAGGTTCCATTAGTATTCGATACCCTTTCGGTGATAATTTCTTCTAAAGTTGTATGCTCACGGGTAATAATACAACCGTTTAAATCTGAACTGACAAAGGAAGCGTCTGCATTAGCGACCTGGGTAAGACCCTCAACTGAACTTGTTGCCCTAACACCCATTTGTACAGGGTTGCCAGCCGCCGCTGCGTCGTGAGCGGTGTCCCCTACTACCTCCAGGGTATTCGTTGATGCTGGTAGGGATACGACATCAACCTGCATCTCGGAACCTGAGACAGCCGCCTCAATGTTATTC